GGGAAAGGCAACTATCATGTTTGCAATAGTCTTGAACAAATTAAAACGATTCTTAATGTCTAAAATACTTAATATTTTGGCAAAGAGACATAATGAATGGATTCGTATGGCTAGTAGTTTCAAAATTAGTAATGAAGATGCCAATGAAATAGTTCAAGAGATGTATTTAAGAATGCATGATTACGTTAAAGATGTAAATAAGATTATGTATAATGATAAAGAAATAAATACATTTTACATTTATATTACACTTAGAAATATATTTTATAGTAAGTTTTTGCAGTTTGGTAAAGCAGTTAAGAATAAAAAAATATATTTATTTAGTGAATTCAACAGAGATGATTTACATAAATTATATGAAGACCATATAGAAGATTACAATAATTTAATTGACAATTACGAAAAAAAGATTAAATTAGACAAGTTGTTTGATGTAATTGATGATGAGATTGATAGTTGGTATTGGTATGATAAAAAAATGACTAAGTTATATTTTAATACCAAAATGAGTATGAGAGACATAAGTAAAGAAACAAAAATAAGTTTAAGTTCAATATTTAATACATTAACTAATGCCAAAGAAAAAATTAGAAAAAGAGCCAAAAAAGAGTATCAAAGATACAAAAAGTAAAGGTCTAGGAGATACACTAGAAAAGGTGTTCAAAAAAACAGGAATTGATAAAGTAGCTAAATGGGTATTAGGAGAAGATTGTGGATGTGATGACAGAAAGGAAAAGCTAAATTATTTATTCCCTTATTACAAACCTGAGTGTTTAACAGAAGATGAGTTTGAGTATTTAGATAAATATTTTAAGGCAAATAAATCTACTGTGCATCCACAAACACAAAAGAAACTTTTAAGCATATTCAATAGAGTTTTTCACCAAAACAAAAAGATGACAAGTTGTGGTTCATGCTTTAAAAAAGAATTACACAATAAATTGCATAGAGTATATCTTGAATACTTAGATGAGTAGTCTTATTAGAAATAGAAAGAAAGTAAGACAAGTAATAGATTTTACAGGTGTTCAAAATGGCAAAATGCATCCTTCAGATATTGATGCAGTTTTAGAATTTGACAATGATATATTAATTCTAATAGAGGTTAAGTATAAATTTAAAAAGATACCAACAGGTCAAAGACTTTTACTTGAAAGGATTTGTGATTCATGGCATACAAAAAAATCTATTGTACTAAAAGTCGAACATGATTACGAAAGTGATGAGGAAAACATACCATTAGAAAATTGTAAAGTAACTGCAATTTATTATGATAAAAAATGGATTTATTATTCTGAACAATACGATTTTAAACACTACATAAATAAGCTAGGCGAGAAGTGGGAATGTAAAAAATGTAGATTTTAAACAATTATATACTTATTTATTATTTATATATGCCATTACTTAAACCAAAACGATACGAGCAAAAAGAAAACTTCTTAGGCAGATTTATGAATAATGCCAAGATGATTATAGAATATCCTGACCCTAAGCAAAGATATGCAGTAGCTATGGATATTTGGAAAAAGAAATTCAACTAAACTTGCATAATTAATTAATTATTATTTAATTTGTTTCAAACAAAGAAACAATGAGAATAATTTTAATACTATTAATTATGTTTATACAAAGTTGTACAAAGGAGAATTGTGATTTAAGTTACTATCCTTCGCCACCTAGATTAGACCCACACCATGTAGAGTATGGAGACAATTACGTTAGATATGTTTTTGTTTGTATAAATGGCAACAATGAAGTTTACGATTACTATATATCTGGTGATTGTTGGGAATTAGATTACACACAAACTTATAATTACGATTGCAAATGAAAGATTTATTTACAACATTAGATGGTGAAGTTTGGGACAGAAACGAACTTGTAGAAAAAGCAATACAAGATAAATTCTATTATGGTTATTTATCTAAGGCATGTTTATCTAGTAGTGCAATAAGCCAATTACTAAAGTCTCCTAGAGAATATAAGAAACAAGATGATTTACCTACTGAATCTGATGCCCTTGCACAAGGTTATTTATTTCATGCAAGTATATTAGAAGAAGATAAATTTAATGAGTGTTTGTTCTTAGATGTAAAAACTAAAGCAAACAAAGAATATAAACTTGCCAAAACTGAAAGGTGGGATGTCTTTACAATTCGAGATAGGGATAAAGCATTACAGATGAGAGATAGATTTTATAATTGTCCTGATGCTAGAGATTTAATAGCTGATTGTGATTTTGAAGTACCACAAATAAATTACTTAATGGATTATCCATTTAGAGCAAAAGCTGATGCTTTAGGTAGTTTACTAATAGATTTAAAGAGTACAAGTGATTTAAATAAATTTAAGTATAGTGCAAAGGCATGGAATTATGATAGTCAATGTTTCATATATTGTAATTTGTTTGGCAAATCATATAAAGATTTTAGATACATAACTATTGATAAAACTCCTACAAATGAAATTGGTATATTTGATGTAAGTGAGGATTTTTATTATAGTGGAGAACAGAAAGTAGATATGGCAATAAATGTTTATGAGAGATATATTAAAAATGATTTCGACTTAAATGATTACTTAGTTATAGAAACTTTATGAAAGATGGTATATTTAGACAAGGATGCGTGTTATGAAGATACTTTGTTATGTTTACAAACGCACACAACAACACTAACCGATGTGGTTATAATTTTACAGCACTACGAACAACAAGAAGAATATGAGTGTTGTAGTGGTATATTAAAAGCAATTAATGAGTACAAGTCATCCCTTCGAGTTCTTGAATGTAGAGATTGAAAACATAGAATATTATACTGAGTATAAAAATAATTTATGTCAGTTTATAATTAGGAATGGTTCTTATAAAAAAAGTTCTAATTTACATAATAGACAAAGGATAGTTCCAGAAGATATGAGAAAACTACTAAAAGAAATTCAAGATATAGAAATATTAATATATAAATTAAAGTATGAAAAATACGTATAGAAAATTATTACAAAAAGAATCTCCTAATTTGTATAAGAATTATGAATCTATTATGCTAGAGCAGTTTGAATTATTCTGTAAAAAGCAATTAGATTATGGTATAAGTAATATAAGTACAGGAGCTGACTTAGATACAGAAGAGGGCAAAAAGTTTGCATTATCTGGATTATGGTTTAGAATGAATGACAAGATAAGTCGTTGGAAAAACTTAATCATTAAGAATCGAAAAGCCAATAATGAATCGCTAGTTGATACGTTTCAAGACTTAGGAAACTATTCAATTATATCACAATTAATAAGTAAAAATCAATGGAAGAATTAGAAGACAATAAAAAGAAACCTGATGGTCGCAAAAACAATGGTGCAGTCAAAGGCATCTCAAGAGGTCAAGGAAGAAAACCTAAAGCGACTGAAAAGAAGTTAAGTAGTTTTGCTTTACAGAGTATGAAGAAAGTATTTGGTAGTGAAGAAAAAGCATGGTTAGAACTTGCCAAGATGTCAAAGGAAAGTTTCCCTCACATGAGATTACTTTGGGAGTATAAATATGGCAAACCAAAAGAAAGAAAAGAAATGGATATTAAAACAGAAGTAAACATTCCTGTTATTAATTTCTTAGATAAAAAAGAAGATACTATTGATATTGAAGCAGAAATAGATGAGGAATCTGAATCTAAATAAAAAATATCAAGCTCTATTCAATTCAAAGAATAGATATTTTGTAGTTACGGGGGGTCGTGGTAGTGGGAAATCATTTGCAGTCAATACCTTTTTAGTATTACTAACCTTTGAAAAAGGACACAGGATATTGTTTACTCGTTTTACGATGACTTCAGCAGGTATGTCAATTATACCTGAATTTATTGAGAAGCTAGAATTAATGGGTATTGCTCAACAATTTACAATAACTAAAACAGAAATTATAAACAATTTAACAGGCAGTTCAATATACTTTAGTGGTATTAGAACAAGTAGTGGAGACCAAACTGCAAAGCTAAAGTCAATTCAAGGGGTATCTACATTTGTATTAGATGAAGCAGAGGAATTAACAGATGAAGAGAGTTTTGATAAAATAGATTTTAGTATTAGGGCAAAAGAAGTGCCGAATAGATGTATATTAATTCTAAACCCTACTACAAAAGAGAATTGGATATATCAAAGGTTTTTTCAGAATAGAGGCATCCCTGATGGATTTAATGGTAATATGAATGATATAACTTATATTCATACTACATACTTAGATAACAAAGAACATTTATCTGAATCGTTTGTAGCACAAATAGAGGATATGAAAGTTAGAAGACCTGAGAAATATAAGCATCAAATAATGGGTGGATGGTTGCAGAGAGCAGAGGGAGTTATATTTACTCATTGGAATATGGGTAAATTCAATAAGGATATAGATTCAATATTTGGTTTAGACTTTGGTTTTAGTGTAGACCCCTCAGCTTTAGTTGAAGTTGCCATTGATAAAACTAGAAAAATTATTTGGTTAAAGGAACACTTTTATAAAACAGGATTAACAACAAGTCAAATATTTGATTTATGTATCAGATGTTGTGGCAAGAATTTAATCGTAGCTGATAATAGTGAACCAAGACTTTTGGCTGAATTAAAAGTAAAAGGTTTAAATATAGTGCCGACAATAAAAAAGAAAGGAAGTATACTCACAGGAATTAGTTTAATGCAAGATTATAATATTATAATTGACAATTCAAGTGTTAATTTAATTCGTGAATTTAATAACTATTCATGGAAACTTACAGGTGCTATACCACAAGATAATTTTAACCATGCTATTGATGGAAGTAGATATTCAATTCAATATTTATTAACTCGTTCTGTGCCTCATGGTAGCTATTTTGTAAAATAATTTACAGAGGTATATTTAATTTTTTATATTTTTTATTTGGATATGTCATGTGGAATGTATAGTATTGTATAAACATTAAAACAATTATTATGAAAACAATTGAAAACGTAGAAGAACATTGGACTGCACTCGCCAATAAACATTTAAGAGGTGCAAGAATAATGAAAGTCGAATACATGACTAAAAACGAATTAGAAGATAATATGTGGTATAAAAGCCCATTATGTCTTTTAATGAAGAAACCAAATGGAGAACAATTTTGGATGTACCCAAGTATGGATGATGAGGGAAATGATGGTGGCAGTTTGTTTACAACCATTAAAGAATATTCATATGTTCCAACAATTTAAAACAAAGAAAATGAAAAAAGCAAATTTAAAAGCAACCTTAAAAAGATACGATGATAACAGATATTTTCATCGTAACGACTTTGATTGGATAGCAAAGAAAAACATCCAATTGATTGATGAAACATTTAAAAAGAAAAAGAAATGAATTTAACAATAGAAAGAATAATTAATATCTGCCAAGACATAAAAGCAGATAATGAGTGGGTAAACGATAGTAACACTTATTCTGAATATAAAGGTGTTTGCGATGGTTTAAACAGATTAGTAAGACATTTAAAAGAAACAGAATGAAAACATTAGATGAATTAAAAGAAATGGAATTAGGTGATTTAATGGACCACCTGATTGAAGCTGAGGATGCTATCAAATATTGTAGTTACAATAGAAAAGATATAGATTATCTTCATGCTCTTAGATATGAATTTCAACGCAGACAACAAAGAATATGAGAACATTAGGCAAAATATTAATGTCGTTTTTTACGACAGACAAAACTCAGTATTGGTTAAGAATACCAACAAGTTTTGAAAGTAAAGAAGCTAAAGAAGATTTTATCTTTGGCACAATAGAATTTTTAAATAGTAAAACAGAAATCAATGACACGAACTCCTGATATTGTAAGAGTGGAAATAAACCACCTTAGACAACTTCTGCATAATGCCACAGAAAAGAATGTAGAATATGAAAACAGAATAAAAGAATTAGAAGCTAAACTTGAGGTTTACCATACTAATTTAGAACACGAATACAGAAAGCAAAATGTATAAATATACTTTTCATATTAAAGAATTTAATAGTGATGAGTATACTAAAGAATTCAACACGGATAGAAGTGTTGAGTGGACTATAAAACAATATAGAAGAAACAGAAATATACAATATATGAATTTAATAAATAATGAAAACAATAATTAAGAATTTAAAAGAGTACAATAGAAATTTAATATCCACACCAAGAGAAAATATTAATACATTAGAAAATGATGTATTAATTGAAATATCATCTCATTGGCAAATAAAAGGAGAGGAGAAAGAAAATAGTGAGGTTTTAGCGAGGTTAGAGGTCTTTGGTTATACAATTACTCAACAAGAGTTAGAAGTGTTGTTAGAATCGCTTAAAATGATTTATACACTACATCCTGATGGTGAGATAAAAATGAAAGTAATTCATAATCACGATTATCTAAATTGTTAATTCAATATATGTAAATTTAATAGTATTTTTTCATGTTTGGTTTTTACCCCTGTCAATTCAATAGCAATTCGATGGGGGTATTTTTTGGCATATTTTTTATAAAATGCAATTAACCCAATTATCAAACATATAAAAAAAATATTTATAATTTTATTTTGTCAGTTGGAAATATTTATATACATTTGAATATAATTTAAAAACAAAAACATGAAACAATTAAAAAACCTATTTACAAAAATTATACTAAGTGATAGATTTATAAAGCTATTTATTTATTTAAGTGCCTTTGTATTTACTATTTTTTTCAGTATCGAACTCTAAAAATTAAAACAATGGAAATATTAATGACAAAAACAAATTACATCAAGCCACTTAAGAATTGGCAAAAAAGAAAAACAGAAACCGAACAAATTACAAAAAAACAATATGAAAATATCATAAGTAATGATACATTAAATTTTTTCAGGAATTTAGGAGGAACAGAACGAACAGACAAAAGTTATACATGTAGGGGTTATAATGTTACAAAATTAGTTAGCATTTGCCCATCAAAGAAAATAAAAACAATAAGACAATTTAAATTTAAATAATATGAAAACAAACGAAACACTTATACAAAGTTATCTTAATCAAGATGACAAAACACACGGACAGGTTAATAGTTTATTTTATGAATATGACAGAATTTATTCTTATGGGTATCATTATATACTTGGGCATTTTATAGACAAACAAAACTTAATTATTAATGATATTGGTTATTCTATGACAACATCAAAGCATATTAACCTCTTAATGTGGGAAGCACAGAAAAAAGGAATAAAAATTCATAGAATAACACAAATTGAATTAAATTACGTTTATAATCAATTAAAATACTTTGAGCAAAAGTTAATCAAAGCAAGAAAGCCGTTAATATGGATAAATCAAATTAAAACTCTTTACGATACATTTAGAGAATTTAACAAAGTACATGGTATATTAATTATAACTAAATCACAATTTTTAGGACAAAATCTAAATTTTAGTAAAGTTGCCGAGCATAGTCAAAAGATTAAAGACATAGCAAACATTTTAAGCCGTGCAATAATTCAAGAGCATAATTTAATTGAGATATAGTAATTAAAAATTAATTAAAGTTTATTAATATTTAGAGGGGGTTTTTTAAACCCTCTTTTTTTTTGTTTTTATTTAAATAGTTGATTATCAGAGATAAAAGATTAATTAAACTATTTTTTTTTATTATTCCTCTAAATTCTACCCAAAAGACACAATTTAAGCCACTTTTTGTGCGATTTAAGAGCATATTAGTTTAATTCTATATATATAGTCCACTTTTTTAGTATAACGCCTTAG